GTAAAATTGGTTGGTAGGGGTGGAACCTATTGGTCTAATAGGTCTCCCCCCTCTTTTGAGTCTAGCTACGCGAGTTAGATTCTAAAAGTAAAGCGTCTCTGACCCCTGCGGGGTCGGAGAACCCTTTGCTCAAGAAGTTGATGTCAAACATCTTCTCCCCGAGTATCCGAGTGCATACATTAATTAAATGTAACACCGGTTTCGTAAGAGGATCTCCCATAAGAATTCCTTTACGAAGAGTGACACATCGGACTTCCTTATCCGGTGTCTCACATCCAATCTTGCTTAAGTAGCCGTCGGCTCTAAACAAGATTTTTCGTTCGTTGTAGCAAATTGATGCTACTAACTTACGTAAAACTACAGGGATGCCGCATGCGCGCATCCACTGTATTCCGAGCATTCGTGCCACTTCGTGGTGCATATGATCGGTTGCCTCTCCGTAATCTGTGGAAGATACGAAGACGTCTCTGTAGACATCGGTTCGACCGACACCTTCTACAGATCGGGTTGTTTCCCGTGTTAACACGTCGAACATCCCGATACCTGTTTCAGATCCCATATAGGACTGAAACAGGTTCCATCCGTGGTTGGCTTGTGACATCCCGGATGTGCTGCTCTCAACACCTTTTTGTAGGGGTTCAGCGCATAGCTTGCTGACAAGATCGAGTACGACCTTCACGCAAGCGCGGGTCTTGGTAACGCTTCTTGCTTTACCAGGTTCCTTTACCACCGTTAAGAAAGCAGTTCGTCTTTCTTCGTCGGTGAGTCTGATTACATATTCTAGAGATTTCCAGAATATGTATTCTCCGGGTGTCATATTAGAGAGGGTTTCTCTATGTGTCACCTTTCCGGTGTCCAGGTCGCGAATTTCGACCGGAGTTCCGGTAGTGCCTGTAGCGACAAGTTCTCTTATCGCTTCAGCAGTACCTCCGTCTTTCCTTGTATCTTCAAGGCAAGCGGAGGAGGTGACCGTAATTCGCGACTTTGTCGCTAATCCGGTCATTGATTTGGCTGGTAGTTTAGATATTGCATCTTCTACAGCCAATTGAATCAACTTCTTTTGAGTAACACTCAAAGGAGCTGGTTTTTCACTACATCCAAGTAAGAACTTTAATTTGGATTTAATGATTACGATAGGAGGCGGTGTTCCGCACCCTCTCGTTTGACACAGTAACCCAACACGTAATGTGTATTGGTGTTCTGAGTATCTGGCGCATTCTTTCCAAATGGGATTGAAGTGCCGGAGCCAAGGTGCCGCGTGCTTGTTTAGCTCGCTGACCTTAGATTTAAGGTTTTTGGCCCCTTCGTGGGCCTCTGCCTTGAACCTCTTCCTCATCTGTTTTAGATGATCGTAAGAGGTGGTGACTTGCTCTGGATTGATCGAGAGCTTGCCATCGTAGAACTCGCCGTCTAGAAGATGGTCGATGTTCCATAATGTGTACATGTCGAATTTTTCCCATGTCCACATTTCGTTGGGTGTTGATAAGTATCTACTTAAAAATATCCCATCTGCTGTCTTAAGCGTCTCGATTAGACGGTTCGACCGCATTTTTCGTTTCCTTGGAATATATTTTCCAGGACCGAAAATTTCTTCAACATGGGCTGGTGTCCAGTCCGGGTGAGGAAGTCCGTTCAAGAAGGCAGAGATTTTGTCTCTTAAACGTGTACAGAAAAGTCGGTGTTCACACTTCGACTTTTCTGCAGAAGACACACGAAGGAAATTTCCCCAATGTGTCTTATAGAGCAACACATACATTTGTATTTGGTGCTCTTTCAGTTCGGCGAATCGAGTTTTTCTCTTCCCGCCGGACCACCGTGACCCGAATAGGGACACGGGGAGTGGGTCTTGGATACGATATCCATCCCCACCCCAGACCTTCACTTTGGGCTGAGGAAGCCCATTGCGTCGGCACAGTTCCATGGTTGCGAAGAGCTTCCATGGATCTGTATATGTGATTCGGTACCGGTTGCGGCATCCTCTCACATTTTGGAAGTTGAGTAGGTTATTGGCCTCCTCTATTTCCTCCGAATCAGCTGGACTTAGATGTTCAACTGATACGTCATCTTCGGTTGACTCTGTTGAGTTAACCT